TCCATCGCGCTCTTACCGCTTTTTACCCATTCTTCCAGTTCGGAGCTTTTGAACTTCCACTGTTTGCCAATTTTGTGGGCGGGTACATTTTTATCCTTTATCCATTTACGCAATGTAACAGGCTTGATGTTAAGAAACAACGCTGCATCTTCAATACTGATATAGTTCTCATTAATTAAATTAGACATATTTGCACACCTCATCTTCGTATGTTTGCGCAGTTTCGCTTTTATATTATACCAGATATTTGTGTCTTTTTCAAGTTGTTTGGGCATCTTTCTTGCTTTTTCCGCTATTTCGTGATATTTGCGATACCGAAGGGTGTGCTTCAAGCCACTCTAATTCTACTGCAAACACAGTCCGATAAAACGGACACAACCGTGTGCCACAAAAAATTCAAAAATAATTTTTCTCTGGGTGGACATACCATGTCCGGCAAAACGAGGCGAATTTGACCCTCGCAGCATCATTGCGCCCTCTCCAATGAGCTATAGCGCTCGTCTGGAGAGGGCTTTTTGTGTTTTTACCCCTAAATTCAGCGGACGCGCCGTGTCCGGGTCAAATGGTGTCCTTTCTTCTATAATTAAAGCACAGTCAGACGGAACCCCCGTAGGCTGAACAATTCAATTATTCAAAGCCTGATTTGCAATAAGGGCCGAGGATACAAATATTGTCTTCCCACTGCATCATTGGTGGGTCGCAATATCGGTACCCTGTTCTTGTTGCGCCCATATTAGGCTCCAAGGGTCTGTGTATCGAATTGCACAGACCTTTTTGTGTCCTTCCGCCCTCCGCTGACCAGGCGGAAAGGACAAACTATGAAAACCAATGAAAATCAGAAGTCAACCCGTGGGTACAAGGTCTACATCCATCGTCTCAAGACCTGGGTGGAAGTGACCGAAGAGCAGTATTACGCATATTACCGTGATATTTGGGCTACACGCAAACGTGCCCAGGCACACGGTCAGTGTATGTGTCCCAAGTCCAAGACCTGGATGTGCGATGGCGACTGTCTCGCCTGTGAGTTCCGAGCTGCCGGAGATAACCTCTCTCTGGATTACACCGTTGAGGATGGCGAGGGCAACCAGAAAAGTTGGGCAGATGACCTGCCGGACGATACCCCCAACGCACAGTCCATCATGGAGGATCGTGAACTGCTCTGTGCCCTGTATCAGAAGTTGCAGGAACTCGACCCCGAAGGTCGCCGTATCTGCGAACTGATTATGGAAGGAAAATCCGAAAGAGACATTGCTTCGACTCTGGGCATTTCCCGCAACACCTATACTTACCGCAGAGACAAACTGCTCCGCGTTCTCCGTGAACAGCTTGGTATGTACATCTGAAATTCCCGCCCTTCAGTCACTCGGCTGAAGGGCAAAAACTTTTTTTACAGATTTTTCGGCCAAACGCGCATCTCACCTCCAGTGGGTAGTGGAAAGAGCAAAACACACACCGCTCCTTCCAAGGAGGTGAACAGAATGTACAAAGCCCAGAAGAAACACGGCACCGGCACCGACCAGGAACTTATCGAAGTTCTCACGGCCATCAGCGTGGTGTCAAAGCGACTGGCTATGAAGCTGGCGCTGATTCAAAGTCAATCTACGGAAGGAGGAAAACAGAATGAGCAAAATGAGCGATATGGCTGCGACCATCGAAGAACTGCGCACTGCTGCTGCCGCTATTAACGATGCCGCCAACTGGCTTGCAGAGATGTTCAGCGGTGCCGGAGATGCAGAACCGACTGCTCCCGCCGAACCTGCACTGACTTTGGAACAGGTCAGAGCCGTTCTCGCAGATAAGTCCCGCCAGGGTCATACCGCAGAGATCCGCTCCCTTCTCCAGAAGTATGGTGCCGCCAAGCTGTCCCAGATCGACCCCGCCCACTACAAGGCACTGCTTGCCGATGCGGAGGTGCTGACTAATGGCCAATAAACACGCTGTTCTGTCAGCATCCTCTTCCGAACGGTGGCTCAACTGTCCGCCTTCCGCTCGGCTCTGCGAGAACTACGAGGATAAAGGCAGTGACTATGCCGCCGAGGGCACCGATGCCCACACCCTCTGCGAGTTCCGTCTGAAGCAGGCTCTGGGGATGCCCACGGAAGACCCCATCGAAAATCTCTCCTGGTACAACGAGGAAATGGAGGAATGCGCTGCTGGATATGCCGCCTATGTGGTGGAACTCCTGGAAACGGCAAAGCAGACCTGCACTGATCCTGTGGTCATGATTGAACAGCGGGTGAACTTCTCCCGTTGGGTTCAGGACGGCTTTGGCACTGCCGACTGCATCGTTATCGCTGACGGTGTGATGAACATCTGCGATTACAAACATGGCAAGGGCGTCGAGGTCAGCGCCGTGGCAAATCCCCAAATGATGCTGTATGCCCTGGGTGCCTTGGAAATCTTCGATGACATCTACGACATCGATACCGTCCGCATGACCATCTTCCAACCCCGCAAGTCCAATATCAGCGTGTACGAAATGGAAAAAGCCGATCTGCTTCAATGGGCAGACACAGAACTCACCCAGAAAGCGAAACTGGCCTATGAGGGTCAAGGCGACTTCCACTGCGGCGAGTGGTGCCGCTTCTGCAAGGCAAAGGCTGAATGCAGAGAACGCGCCGAAGCGAACATGGCTCTTGCCCGGTACGACTTCCAGACTCCTGCGCTCCTCGATGATGAGGAAATTGCAGATATCCTCGGTAAGGTCGATGCTCTGACCGCCTGGGCATCCGATGTAAAGGAATACGCCCTTCAGCAGGCTATCAGCGGAAAGGAATGGACCGGGTGGAAACTGGTCGAAGGCCGTTCCAACCGCAAGTACACCAGTGAAGCCGTTGTTGCCGCCACCGTGGAGAATGCAGGCTATGACCCGTATGAGCGAAAGGTTCTCGGTGTCACCGCTATGCAGAAACTGCTGGGCAAGACCCGCTTTGAGGAACTTCTCGCTCCCTATATTGAAAAACCGCAAGGTAAACCGACGCTCGTGCCGGAGAGCGACAAACGTCCGGCAATGAACACAGCCAAAAATGATTTTATGGAGGAATTTTAATATGTCTAACAACGCAAACAGAGTCAACAACCCTATGAAGGTCATCACCGGTCCCGATACCCGTTGGTCTTATGCCAATGTCTGGGAACCCAAGTCCATTAACGGCGGCACTCCCAAGTACAGTGTCAGCCTCATCATCCCCAAGTCCGATACCAAGACGGTCGCAAAGATCAAGGCGGCAATCGAAGCTGCCTACCAGGAGGGCCAGTCCAAGTTGAAGGGCAACAGCAAGAGCGTACCTCCTCTGGCTGCTATCAAGACCCCTCTGCGCGACGGCGATATCGAGAGACCCGATGATCCCGCCTATGCCAACGCTTACTTCATCAACGCCAATTCTGCTACTGCACCTGGCATCGTGGATGCTGACCGCAATCCTGTGCTGACCCGCTCCGAGGTCTACTCCGGCGTGTATGGCCGTGCAAGCATCAATCTGTATGCCTTCAACTCCAACGGCAACAAGGGTATCGCCTGCGGTCTGAATAACCTGCAGCTTATCCGTGCCGGTGAACCCCTGGGTGGTAAGGCAAGCGCCGAGTCCGATTTCGCAACCGATGCGGATGATGACTTCCTGGCTTAATGGAGGTGCGACCATGACTGAATTTCAGGAACTGATGCTTTACACCCGCTTCGGAGCCATGACTGGCGTGTTTATCGCTGAAATCATCGTCATCATCGCATCTGCGGTGAGTTGGGTGAAGGACAAGATCCGTAAGCGCAAGGAAGCCAAGAAAACCAAGGAATCCGCCACAAAGGTGGACTAACGCACCAACGGGGCGGCGGGGAGCATTCTCTGCCGCCCTTATTTCCGTTGAAAGGACAATGATATGAAAACTCTCTCAATCGATATCGAGACCTACAGCGATCAGCCCCTTGCAAAAACTGGCGTGTACCGCTATGTAGAGTCCTCATATTTTGAAATACTGCTGTTTTCCTACAGCGTGGACGGCGGTCCCGTGCGACTGGTCGACCTTGCCTGCGGAGAACAGATCCCCACCGACATTGTTGCCGCTCTGGAGGACGATTCCGTAACCAAGTGGGCCTTCAACGCCAACTTTGAACGCATCTGCTTGTCTCGGCATCTGGGCTATCCCACAGGCGACTACCTTGAGCCGGATTCCTGGAAATGTTCAATGGTGTGGGCTGCAACGATGGGGCTGCCACTTTCTCTGGAAGGCGTCGGTTCGGTGCTTGGCCTGGAAAAGCAGAAATTGACCGAGGGAAAAGACCTCATCAAATATTTCTGTCAGCCCTGTGCGCCTACCAAGTCCAACGGACAGCGTACTCGCAACCTTCCTGCTCATGCCCCGGATAAGTGGTTGGCTTTCAAGAAATACAACATCCGCGATGTGGAAACCGAGATGTCCATCCAGGCTCGGCTTGCCAAATATCCCGTGCCGGACAGCGTGTGGGATGAATACCACATCGACCAGGAAATCAATGACCGTGGTGTTGCCCTGGATATGGAACTGGTGCAACAGGCTATCCAGATGGATGGCAGATCCCGCTCCGAACTGACCCAGGCAATGAAAGATTTGACTGCTCTGGAGAATCCCAACTCTGTGCAGCAGATGAAGCAGTGGCTTTCGGACAACGGTATGGAAACCGATACCCTTGGCAAAAAGGCTGTGGCGGAAATGCTGAAGACCGCACCGCCAGAGTTACAGAAAGTTCTGACCCTCCGTCAGCAGCTTGCCAAATCCTCGGTGAAAAAGTACCAGGCAATGGAGATCGCTGTCTGTGCCGATGGCCGTGCCAGAGGTATGTTCCAGTTCTATGGTGCCAACCGCACGGGAAGATGGGCAGGACGCATCATTCAGATGCAGAATCTGCCCCAGAACCACTTGGAGGATTTAGCCGAAGCCCGTGGCCTTGTCCGCTGCGGTGCTTTCGATGCTCTGGAAATGCTCTATGAAGATGTGCCGGATACCTTGTCGCAGCTTATCCGTACTGCGTTCATCCCCCAGGGTGACCGCAAGCTGATCGTGGCGGACTTTTCTGCCATCGAAGCCCGTGTTATTGCGTGGCTTGCCAGAGAGGAATGGCGTCAGAGGGTCTTTGCCGAAGGCAAGGACATCTACTGTGCCTCTGCCAGTCAGATGTTCGGCGTTCCCGTGGAAAAGCACGGCATCAACGGACACCTTCGGCAAAAAGGCAAAATCGCAGAATTGGCTCTCGGTTACGGTGGATCTGTCGGTGCGCTGAAAGCTATGGGTGCTTTGGAGATGGGGCTTTCCGAAGAGGAACTGCCACCTCTGGTGGATGCGTGGCGGCAGGCCAATCCCAATATTACAAAGCTGTGGTGGGATGTTGACCGTGCGGCAATGGAGGCTGTCCGCTACAAGCACACCAACGAAACCCGCGGTATTGAGTTCTCCTGCAGGAGCGGGATGCTTTTCATCACGCTTCCTTCCGGCAGACAGCTTTCCTATGTGAAGCCCAAGGTCGGCACAAATAAGTTCGGCGGTGACTGTATCACCTACGAGGGTGTCGGCAGTACCAAAAAGTGGGAACGGCTCGACAGCTACGGTCCCAAGTTCGTGGAAAACATCGTCCAGGCCACGGCAAGAGATATCCTCTGCTATGCAATGCAGACCCTCCGCTGCTGTTCCATTGTGATGCACATCCACGATGAAGTGGTCATCGAAGCGGATCGGCGGATGTCCTTGCAGGCAGTCTGCGATCAGATGGGCAGAACCCCACCCTGGGCAGAGGGGCTGCAGCTTCGTGCCGATGGCTATGAAACCGATTTTTATAAAAAAGACTGATTATTTTTCGGCCAAGATGGGCTTTCACCTCCAGTGGGTAGTAGAGATGGCGGTGAAGCCCATCGTGAAAGGAGTCCTGTATGAGTGTAGATAAATTCAACAGCGAGGGTTATTACGACCCTACCGCATACGAAGCCATGTCCACTGTAGAAAAAGAGGAACGGGCGCTTCGTGCCTTTCGGCCTATCGTGTACATCTGCTCTCCCTATGCCGGAGAGATCGAGAAGAACGTCAAGGCCGCCCAGGAATACAGCCGCTTTGCGGTGGAAAAGGGCTACATCCCCATAGCACCGCATCTGCTGTTTCCGCAATTTCTGAATGATGCCAACCCCAAGGAACGGCAGCTTGGTTTGTTCTTCGGCAACGCCCTCATGAGCAAATGCTCTGAGGTCTGGGTGTTTGGCAGCCGTATCTCTGCCGGAATGGAAGCAGAGATCAACCGTGCCAAGTGGAAAAATTACCGCTTGCGTTATTTTACTGAAACCTGCGAGGAGGTACACCATGTTTGCAATAACTGAAGGAACCAGAAGAGTGTATGGTAAGGAAATCACTACCTACACCAGAGAAATTTACAGTGCCAATGTCCTGGAAGTCGAAGCCGGCACCAACGGATTCCAAGGGGGCGACAGCGGTCACGGTAGCCGCACCTACATCCGCATCGAGGATATGGGTTCTACCGATATTCGCATCAACCCTCTGGGACGCGATGGTGATGAGGGCTTTGAACTTTTCCTCGGCGGTGACTGCGAACTTGAGACCATGATCCGTGCGTTCAAGTTTATCACAAAAGCCCTGGAGGACGGTGCCAAGGAGGTGCATGACTGATGTTCACTCTGTATAGTGCGGATTTCATCAATGCTCCAAGTAACTGCTCCTACCCCCACAAGTTCGAGGTGACCGACTCCGCTAACTTTGCGGATGCGGTCAGCCGCGACTATGTCTGCGCCGAGTACATGAACAATTATCGCAACGGCGATAACTTCCTCGGCTCG